GAGCGCACCGCGTTCGCGAACAAGGTGCTGCTGAATCCCTCGCTGATGAGCCCAGCGATGGCGTTCGGCGTCGCCGCGCAGCCGGGCATCACGGGGCCAGACGCCACGGACTCGGACATCCAGTTCACGACCAACGCCTTGTGGAACGCCTGGAGCGGCGTCGCGTCGTGACGCGGAGAGCCGTCCTCTCGGAGGTGACGTAGCATGCCGTGGACACCCCCGAGTGATCCAGTAACCTCGACGGTTATTACCGTCGCGTATGCCGTCGCGAACCTGCTGTCGCAGATCCGCTGGCTGCGGCTGATGACCGGCAATGCCGACCCGCCAGGCAGTAGCTACGTCGTCGTCGCAGACTCGACGCTGTCGACGTCGTGGCGCAAGGTGCCATCGGACGCGCTCGCCGCCGGCGCGGCCGTCGCGAGCCTCGGCTACACGCCGGTCAACAAGGCCGGCGACACCATGAGCGGAAACCTCACCATCCAGGCGGCCGGGTTTCCAGCGCAGGGATTCGTGCTCTACGGCAACAGCGGCGGCGCCTTCATCGGCTGGAACGGTGCGCAGTTCGTCCTGACTGGCGGCCCGGCGATCATCACGGCCGGCGGCCTCACGGCGACCGGCAACCTGCACGTCCGCGCGGAGGGCTCGCCGGCGCAGGGGTTCGTCCTGCTCGGCAACGCCGATACGGCGTTTATCGGGTTCAACGGCACCGATATCGTGACCCATACCGGCAAGGTCTGGACGCAGGGCAACGACGGGAACGCCTCCGGGCTCGACGCCGACCTCTGGCGCGGCCTGGCACCGGCGGGGATGACGGTCGGGGCAGCGACGAATGCCACCAACGCCACCAACGCCACCAACGCCACCAACGCCGCGAACGCCGCGCAGGTCGGCGGCAGGACGCCGACCGCGACGCCGACCGCGAACGCCATCCCGATCTCGGACGGGGCCGGCAAACTCGACGCCTGGGTGACCCCGGCGTCGTTCTCGATCCCGAGCGGGCTCATCATGGCGGTGCGGACGGCAGCGGAGATCCCGGCCGGGTTCGTGCGCGAGACGTCGCTCGACGGGCTCATCCCGGTCGGCGCCGGCACCGCGTTCTCGCAGACGTTCGTCGAGGGCAACGGCTACGGCAACACGTGGCAGCACAACCACAGCCTCAGCGCCGTGCCGGTCTCGGTGACGTCGGTCTCGGTCACCGGCTCGGCGAACGGCGGCCCGTCTGACAACACGGGCGCGTCGAGCGCGATCAATGGGCTGGCCTCAGCCGGCGGCGTGAACCTGAACACGACGGGACACACCCATCCGCTGAACGGCGTTAGCTTAGCCGTCTCCGCATCGGGCACGGGGTCAGGCAGCGCGAACGGCAGCACCCAGAATCAGACCTGGCTCCCACCGATGAGAGCCGTCGTCTGGGCACGAAAGACGTAGCATGCAGCGCCGAACGTTGCGCGGCTGGTTCGAGCACCTCGACGACCCCAGACGCGAGCTCACGGAGTCGGAGTTTATGGCCCTGATGCTGTTGAACATCCGCGAGTACGCGCGGATCATGATGGAGCAGACGACGCAGGCCAGAGCAGCGGCCGAGCACACCGAGGGCATGGTCGGCGCGATCGACGACCTCCTGGGGCGCTGGACAGCCATGCAGGGGATACCCTACGCGGGGTCGGCGACGGTGAGAGCGGCGCTCGACGAGCAGCGCGACACCCAGCGCAGACTCGCCGAGCAGTCGCGGAGCACGTCAAGCTCATGACCGAGATCGAGCGGTTCATCCAGGAGGCGGCAGCAGCGAGAGGGATCAACCCGGACATTGCCGTCCGTGTGGCGAACACCGAGGGCGGCGTCACCGAGCCGGCCAGGCTCGGCGACTTCTCGGGCCCGCCGTGGTACAGCGGCAAATCGTGGTGGGCTTTTCAGCTCCACTACGGCGGCGTCGGCACGGCCTACGGCGCCTGGGGCTCGACCGCCGGCCTGGGCAACGGCTTTACGACCTTGACGGGCTGGCAACCCGGCGACCCAGCGGCCTGGCGCGACGCATGCCGGTATGCGCTCAACCGCGCGCGCACGGGCGGCTGGGGCGCCTGGTACGGCGCGGCAGCGGTCGGCATCACCGAGTTCATGGGGATCGACCGCCAGCACCCCTGGAATGCCAACGCCGAGGTCTGGGACTACGAGACCGGCGGTTCGGTGCCATTGCCGCTCGTGGTCTACGAGCCGAGCGAGCCGCCGCACCCGCAGGACAGTGATTTTGACTGCTCGCAGGACAGCCTGGAGTGGGCGCTCTGGTCCGTCGGCCGCCGGCCGACGGACCAGTGGCTCACGCAGACCATGATCGACGAGGGCGTGCTCTCGCGTGATCTCGGTCTCATGGACGCCTCGGGCGCGGGCTTAGCGGCGTTCATCGACCGCCACTACGGCGAGGATAACTACGTCGGCGAAAGCGTCGGATCGGTCACGTTCGACCAGCTCGCCGGCGTCTGCGGGCTGTACCCGATGATGATCGGCGGCCGGAAGTGGGGCGCCGGCGGTCACTGGTCCGGGCTCCGCGCGTACGACGGCGAGCGCGATGTGCTGCTGTTAGCCAATCCGGCCGCGAACTACATCGGCATTAACCAGACCATGAGCCGCGAGCAGTTCTCCAGGCTGGGCCCGTTCTCGGCGGTCTCGCTGACACATCCTGACCTCACGGTGCCGATCGCTGATCCGGCGCCGATACCGCCGCCGCAGCCGGTGCCGCCCCCTCCCGAGGCCCTGGCCGCGCAGATCGCCGCGCAGCAGGCGTATATCCGGGAACTGGAGACCAGGCTCGGCGTCGCGAGCGTCGACTACGCGGGCGACCTTGAGGGGCTCGCTCGCGGTGTCTCGTCCGTCGCCGCTGCGCTGCGGGCCTTACACCCGCAGCCAGTGTAAGCCGAAGCTACCGCCCATTAGGTCAGTCATCTTCCGAGTCGTCGTCCGGATCGTCCCACCCGTCGGGCACGATCAGCGGGTGCTGCTCGCACGTCATCGAGCCCGGAGCAGCGGGACGGGGGCAGTAGCGGTCCCGGGCGATCCGCCGAGTGCAGACGCCGACCGACTTCCGAGCCACGATGGTACGGAAGATCGCTTTGCCCCGCTCGACCAGTTCATCGTCGCTTAGCATGCTCGCATCCTGGGTGACCGTCAAAATCGTGGATAGGTTCGTCACTCAGGCCGCCGTGATCCTGGTGACAAGTTCGGCGGCCTGGATGCACAACCCGATCGCCGTCATCATGATGGGGGGGTTGGAATCTCCGAGAGCTTCGATGCGCTCACGTCGCTCCAGCCCGCCGGGAATCCCATCAGCCACTCGCAGAGATCCGGGGACACCCGCACCCCAAGGGTTTCCGGCAAAGGCTCCCCCCGAGAGGCGTTCAAGCGCCCATGATCGGGCCTGCCCGGCGACCTGTAGTCTCGACAGGTCACGGTGGGCAAGGATGAACACTCGCCGGCGTTGATGCGGCGCACCAAAGTCTGTAGCCGCAAGACCAAGTCGGGCTGTTCGGTAGCCAAGTCCCGCCAGATCGCTCGTGACCTCGGCTTCCCACGCTGCGTTACCCGGCGGCTGCTCGACAACGATCCAGGCAGGCTCGACGCGCTCACAGATCCTCCTCATCATGGGCCAGAGGCTCTCGCCCGTGCGCTTCCCCTGGATGGCTGAGGCGACGCTGGTTTTCTGGCATGGCGGGCCGCCGATCACGAGATCGGCCGAGCCCCGCTCCGGGGCGAGGGTCGCGACATCCTCGTCAATCGGGACGCCTGGGAAGTGGCGAGCCAGGACACGACGCCTGAACGGATTGACCTCCACGAACCGGACCGTCTGGAATCCGCCGGCGGCGTGGAGCCCCAGCGCATGCCCGCCGATGCAGGAGAACAGGTCCAGGACTCTCAGGGCATGCGGGGTCACGTAGAGCATGATCTCTCCTTAGTGGCCGACAAAATCCCAGTTAGCTTCGGCCATCGGGTACGGACGCCTAGAAGGCGTCCGTCAACTCATAGGTGGTCTCGACGCCGTCCTCGCGGTTCACCCAGCGCTCCCAGGATGCAGCTATGGCCAGCACGTCGCCAGACTTGAGTGATGGCCGGGCGGCGCCAAACTCGGCCGCTGCCTTCAGGATAGCGAGGCGGGTGATGGTGCGATCCTTCGTGGACGGTGCCGCCGGCTCGCCGCTGCCGCCGCGCACGGGCGACGGGAGCGCCCCGTCAGCGGGAGCCACTGCCCGCAGAAAGCCCGCCTTGTCAAGCGTGCAGGTCACGCTCGCGCCGCGCTCCGGGAGCACGACGCCGACAGCAAACTTCGAGATGTTGAACCAGGAATCGTGGCCTTCGAGCTTCAGGCCCTTCTCGTTCACGGAGCGGACGATGCCCGAGACGATCGTGTCTGGCGAGACTGCCATCACGCCGCCTCGCCCATGACGACGCCGAAGCGGGCAGCGCGCTCGGCCAGCTCAGAGCAGGTGCCGCAGCAGAGGCCCTGGCGGCGGGCGCGGCAGACGGCCACGTGGATCTCGTAGCGCTCGACGGCTGGTGGTAGGATGGATCGGGTCATCTGGGCTTCCTCCGGGTGATCCTGGCGCCGTCAGTGGGTGAGATCACTGACGGCGTCGCTTCGTACAAACAGTATAGCATATCTGTTATAGTTTGATCCAAGTAGGAGTGACTATGATCCTGACTCGACTGAAGGAGATCCGCCTGCGCCAGGCGCTCAGCATGCGGGCGCTGACCGAACTGTCTGGGGTGACGCCGACGACGATTGTGCGTGCCGAAAAGGGCGAGCACGTCTATCCGACGACGGTGCGTAAGCTGGCGAAGGCGCTCCGCGTCAGGCCGGCCGACCTGTGCGGAGATGCGGAGCAGCCGCCAGCCATGATGGAAGCGCCGACGACCGTCCCGATCGACGAACGGCGGGCCGTCCTGGTCGCCAACATGCTCGACCAGGCCGAGCGAGCGCGCGGCCGTGGCGACGACGCGGGAGCGCTCCAGTTCGAGCAGATGGCGGCCGAGGCTGCCACCGCGAATGGCGTAGACTAAGCGCAGCAGAATGCCCCGCCAGCACGACGAATGCTGCGGGGCGCGGTGAACCTGTTGAGGAGGCTCACATGAGCAGTGTATCCAACGACCAGGCCGAGCGGGAACGCCGCGCCGATGCGATCCTGGACCAGATCCCACAGGCCGACCTCGAAGCGCTCATGGACGTGCTCGCGCGGCTGGCGATCTCGGTGGCCCGCAACGAGTCCCAGCGCGACGCCGACGAGGCCGAGTCATGAGCGCGGCACCGCTGGCACGACCGCGCGCCATCCTGTACGACCGCGTATCGACGGTCGTCCAGTCCACCAACTATAGCGGTGGCAAGGATGGCTTCCAGCTCGACAAGTGCAGCGCCCACGCGGCCGGGCGCGGCTGGACGATCGTCGACCAGATCACCGACGTAGACAGCGGCGCCAAGTGGGAGATTGACGGCATCCTGGATGCCGTCGAGCGGGCGAAGCGCGGCGAGTACGACAAGCTCGTCGTCTACGAGACCTCACGGTTTGCGCGAGACGTCGGCAAGAAAGCCGTCTACGAAGCCGCGCTCAAGCGGTATGGCGTTCAGGTCGTCTACCTGAACGTCCCGGACGGTGACCCTGACGAGACGCAGTTCATCAGCGACATGTTCGGAGCGCTCGACGCCTACGAGCGCCAACGCATCCGTCGGCGCGTGATGAACGGCATCCGTCAGAAGGCGAAGGGGGGCCGAGTGGTGGGCGCAGGAGTTGCGCCGTACGGCTACGAGTACGTGACGGCCTGGAGCGACGCCAAGCGTAAGCCGGTGCCGATCGGGTTGGCCGCGCACGCGGAGCGCGCCGCCATTGCCGGGCGGATCTTCCTCGCCGCGACGACCTCGCCGCTCGGGGAGATCGCCAGAATGCTCACGAGCGAAGGCATCCCGACGCCGACTGGACGTGGCGCCCGCTGGACGCCAGCGACGCTCTCGCAGATGCTTGCCAAACGCGTCTATGTTGGCGAGTGGCAGTACGGCGAGATCACTGTGGCAGTCCCGCCGATCGTCGACCGAGCCGTGTTCGACGAGGCCCGCATGCGCCTCTCCGAGCGTCGGGTCTCACGGCGAGGACGCGGTGCGGACGAAGACGACGTCTACCTGCTACGCGGGATGCTCCGCTGCGGCCATTGCGGCGGCCTGATCTCGACCTGGAAGGCGTCGCGCTGGCCGACTGCGGTAGGTGGGCCACGCCCGACGACGACGTCGTATCTGTGCCTGCGTCACAAGCCCGGGCGTGCGGCCAGGGCCGGTGTCGAGGTCTGTCCGTTGCCGATGCTACCGGCGGCGATCGCTGGTGACGTAGCCGACCCGTCCCGGCGGATGGGGATCGAGGACGCGGCCCGCGCGTGGATCGAGCAGCAGGTGCTCAATCCACGCGCGTTGAGTGCGCTTGTCGAGCGCGTCGACGAGCTCCACGGCGACGCGCAGCGCACGCGAGAGCGCCAGATCGCGGACCTGGACGCGAAGATCGCACAGCATGAGCGACGGCTCTCGCGCGCCATCGAGGAGCAGCTTGACACCGATCGCGGGTCGGCCAAGTACGAGATCCTGGTCACTGCCGAGCGCCAGGCAACCGAGCTGCTAGAGCAGTTCGCCGCGAGCCGTGCGGCGCTCGTGGCGTTGCCCGAGCCCGGGTTGAGCGCGGCTAGTCTGGCGCGCCTACGTGCCGTGGTCGACGCCTACATTGATGAGATCGACGACGACGAGACACGGCCCGAGCGGCTGCGTGAGTTGTACCGAACGCTCAAGCTCCGCGGGACGGTGACGCTCGATCCGGACGGGCCGTTTCGGCTCGGAGCGCATCGGTACCGTCTGGCCTGGAGTGCGTTGGTCGCGGGGGATAGTGACAAGCTCACGTCCGAGAACTGGACACTATGCTCCGCTGACGGATACACCCTGACGTCGGTCCTGAGCGGCCTGGCACCCCTCTGGTAGGCGCGTTCTGGACTTCTCATACCGGCAATTCTGAGCGCATATGACTCGGCTCTCGGTGGGTGACATCTGGCACGTGACATAGCCCTCATGAGCCAGGCAACCTGCTTGCCGGGTGGGTGGCACCTAGCGTGTCACGCCTCGGCTCGGAGCCGACGCACAGCTTCCGGCCGTAACGTCTTCAGCCGGGCCACGGCGTCGGTCCAGGCAACCGCTAACTCACGGCTATTGAGCACGTAGTACAGGCTCAACTCCAGTAACGAGCGCGCCTCGCGCGCCGTCGGATCGTGAGCCGCCCAGATGGCAATCGCAAGCTTCCGCTCGATGTCTCTCATGGTAGCGCGGTTCAATTCGCCCGTCGCTGGATCACTGGCGAGACCGCGCGCCAGGAGGTTCACGGTCTTCGGCTTGGGGCTCCGCGTTTTGCCTTTGATGATGTAGACGATGGCGTTGCGGGTCAAGCCGCTATAGCGCATCACCCGCGCGACGCTGGTGCGCTGATCTCGCATCAAGCCGGCGACTGTCTCCCCCAGAAACCCCGCGGCTATGAGTGTCATACAACCGCCCAGCGCATTGCTCAATGTGCACTGGTCATTCTGGGCCTTGGGCGCATCAAAGGAAAAAGACTTTTACCATCAACGTATTTGACGCTAACTAGGCTTCCTACTATGCTCTGAAACGTGCAGCGCGCTGCTGGTGCTGTGTCAAGCGTCATGCGGGGGTAGTGCCGATCGAGCCTGGCTGAGGAGAGCGCACCATGTCGCGATCGCCGTTTCTAGCCGCCGTCCTGCGCCAGCAGGGCGTCTCGCAGGGCGAGCTTGTACGACGCACCGGATTGTCGAAGCCGACGGTCCACGATGCCTTTCTCGGCAATGAGGTCTCGCCGTACACGATGGCCAAGATAGCGATTGCGCTGAAGATACCGCTCAGCCAGCTTGACCCTGACGCGGCTGCGGATCTCGACGGCCTGGTCGTCCGCTAGCGCTCGCCGGCCTGACCTGGAAAGGAGGCCGTCGAATGGCGCGCCGTCACCGGGCCGTTGTCGTCTTGCTCACCGTCGAGGACTTCGCGGCCCTCGAAGCGAGCGCTGACGCTCACGCTCACGACACGTACCTGCACGCGCACTGGCTGCTCGCTCGAAGCCTCGGCGTCCGCGTGCCCGAGGCCGCCGCTTCAAGCGACGACAGTGTCATGCCGGAGCGAGCGCAACGAAGCGCCGCCCGGGGATGGCTACCGAGCGGCGCTCGTGATGCGAGCCGGCCAGGGCGCGCATCGAAAGGGGAAACTGATGCCTAGCGTACCACAGGACAGACGCTCAGACGACCTGACGGAGATCGCCCCGGACGGCCCAGTCTCGGACCTGGCCGCTGTCCGGATCCTGATCGACGATCACGTCGAGCGGCTCGCAGCGCTGCTCCCCTACACCGACGCGGTGCCGGCGGGGCGGCAGTGGACCGTGCCGATTGGCCTGGACTGCGGCTTCGACGGCGAGCTCGTGATCCGCGTCCGCGACGCTGGCGACTGCGAGCGCTCGGACAGCCAGCCGCTGGCCGTCGGCGGCGGGGGAGGGCGGTAATCATGCGCGTCGCTCGCGACGTAGCTAGCGGCGTCTGGGCGTCGCTCAGGGAGACGCTCCCGAGCACGGAGGACGAGGCCGGGCCCTGGCTCGGCGGCTTCGCCTGGGCGTTTGGCCTGCATTGGGTGATTCTGATCCTGGTCACGCTCGCCTGGTACGGGGGGCACTCATGAGCGTGCCTGCGACGCGCATGGAGCGGCCGGAGGCGATCGCCATCGCTAAAGCGTTCGTCGCGCAGATCGAGGACTGCTGTGCGCAGATCAAGGTCGCAGGCTCGCTCCGTCGTCGGCTCGCGCACATCGGGGACATCGAGATCGTGGCCGAGCCGAAGACTGAGCGGCTGGAGTGCGGCCTGTTCGGCGACGACATCGGCGAGTCTGACCTGCTCGACGATCGTCTGGAAGCGCTGCTCGACAACGGCACGGTGCAGCAGCGACTCGACGTGAACGGCCGCCCGCGCTGGGGGCCCGTGGTCAAGTACCTGACGTACCGCGATGCGCGGGTCGACCTGTTCTGCCCCGACGCCGGCCGCTTCGGCTGGATTCTCCTGCTACGGACCGGCCCGGCCGCGTTCTCCCGCCAGCTCGTGGTGCCTAGCGGCAAGATCCCGGGCGAGGCGCGCACGCACACCAAGACGAAAGACGGGCGGTGGGGGCTCATGCCGCCGCACATCGTCCCTAGAGACGGCTGGCTCACGTACCGCATGAGCGGCGAGCGCATCGAGACGCCGACCGAGCAATCGGTCTTCGAGCTGTTCGGCCTGCCGTACCAGGAACCGTGGGAGCGGACCTGATGGTCGCTCACGTCGTGCCCGATCGCGACATGCGCGGCCCCGGCTGCGACGAGCGCTGCACGGTGGTCCAGGCGCTGCTCGTCGGCGTCTTCGGCAGATCCGAGCTGCTGCTCCACGATGCGACCGCGCACGAGGCGTACGGCCGCTGGTTAGCCGAGCCGGCGCGACCATCCGAGCCCGAGGTGCGCGCCAGCGGGCCGCTGGCCGTGAACCTGGCGACACTGGACGTCGCGGTCGGCGGCGAGGCGATCTTCCTGACGCCGACGGAGCTACGGCTGCTCCTCGTGCTCGTCCGTCGGCTCGGCGAGGCCGTTTCCCAGGAGGAGCTGCTCTCCTGCGCCTGGGGGCCAACCTGGGTCGGCGAGGCGCACGTGCTGCGCGTGAACATCTCTCGGCTACGGAGCAGGATCGGGCCGGCCGGGCGGCTGATTACGACGCTCGCCACCTTCGGCTATCGCCTGGAGGCCGTGCCGCCTGGTGACGTCGGACCCCTGACGGCAGTGCGGCGCTACGAGCCGTTGGGCCGCTGGTCTCGGCTCTGGGAGCACTGCCGGATCTGCGGGACAACGCAGGCGTCGCACCGACAGAACGGCGTCTGTAATCGGCGGGCCTGCCGGCTCGCCGCGTCGAGATGAGGGAGACCACCATGTCCGTCGATGCGCTCTCAACCGACCAGCCGCGCGCCCTGGTGGCGACCGAGCGTGAGGAGGCAGGGCTCACCGCGCTTGACGACGTCCTGGGCTCGGGCGATCTGTCGAAGCTCTCGAACATCCAGCGGGTCGGCCACTACCTGCGGCTCTGCCGCTCGCTCGGGCTCAACCCGCTCTCTCGCCCGTTTACCTGGATCTACTTCAAAGAGCGCGACGGCGAGCCCGAGCGGCTGGTGCTCTACCCGAACGAGTCGTGCACGGCGCAGCTCCGCCGGCAGCACCATATGCGGGTCGAGTTGGTCCGCCGCGAGGTCGTCGGCGAGCTGTTCGTCTGCGAGGTCAAGGCGACGACCCCGGACGGACGGATCGACTTCGCCTCGAAGTACGTCCCCTTGACGAATCGGTATGGGCGGCTCGCGGGGAACCAGCTCTCGAACGCCATGATGAAAGCGGAGACCGGCGCCAAGCGCCGCGTCACGCTATCGATGGTC